CCTAATTTTTTTTCATTATCTTCACCTCCCTTCCATGTGTAATTAACAATTTCAATCCTCATTAAGTCATTTAGATAACTGCGCGCTTTAACAATATTTGTTTTTAACTTCTCATCTGAAGCGTTAATATATGTACCATCTGCCTGAACGTAAGCTTTTAAGGTGCTAGTGCCTGAAACATCAGAATAAAAATGATGAACACCAAAACCGGTGGTTGTCGTGGGCCGATATGTTGAAGCACCGCTACTATTTTGAAATGTATGCCCAGCAAGTCCTGTCGTTGTCCCGACAAGCAAAACACCGCTGCTGTCGATGCGCGCGCGTTCAACTTGAGAACTCCCAGCCGCAGCAGTGCCAAAGGTCATATATCCATTTGTAAAGTTAAAATAAATGTTTCCTTGAACAGTCCCTGATCCAGTTTTGAAATCAAGCCAAGTACCAACACTTCCGGTGTCTTGGATGCTCATGCCCGTGTTGTTGCCAGATACTGCTAAACGATAAGCACTTCCCGGCGAACTCGTCCCAATCCCCACGTTGCCGCTAGTGTCAATACGCATACGTTCGGCTTCACTTGTGTAAAAACCTAACGCGTTAAACACAGCAGAACTATTCTGCCCCGCAGAAATACCGGGAATGGTTCCGTCTGTAGCTTGAACGATATTAAGTGGTGCAAGCGCCGAATTGGCCGCGAAAGAAGCAATCGTGTATGCGTTACCACGATAAGAGCCAAAACCTTGGGTGTTTAGCTTTGCATTTCCCGGCGAACTCGTCCCAATCCCCACGTTGCCGCTGCTGTCAATACGCATGCGCTCAGAGCCGCCTTCACCAAAGGCAATCGTATCAGCAGCCGGGAAGAATATCCCCGTATTCGTGTCGGTGCCTTGCACAGCAGGGGTGCCAGCAGAGCCGTCAACACCCGCGATACCTGTGGAGCCTGAGATGGTGATTGGCATCAGATACCTCCTAGCGCGGCCTTAATTTCGTCGGGCGTCGCAGCAATATCAATTGCGTCCTGTATTAAAGCGTATTTCGCCCGAATGGCAGCGCGAGCCGCTTCAGCAGCCACAGCATCAATGCCAGGGATTTGCTTCATGATGATTTCATCATGCGGCTTGAACTCATCCGCACGGGCCGCACGGCGCATATCATGCGCTATGGCTTTGGCTTTGGCGATGTCAATGCGGATCATTGTTCATCCTCCACATAGGTCCAAGCCGCCCGAAACAGACGGTCTGATGGGATTTCCGCGACATCCACAATCTTGAATGGCTTACCTTCCGGCACATCTTTGGCGGCGATTTCTTCAATCGTCAGACCGCATTCAGAAGCGGGAATAATAATGGCGACACCGCCTTCGTCTGTGGGAAATATGATGCGTTTGTTCATGGCTAAATCCTATCAGCGGAAAACTGCACATAAAACAGCTTGCGGGTCTTCACTAACAAAAGCAGAATTGTACGTTAAAACCCTGAAGGTAGATGCGGTCTGGTATAGTGATGAACCTTGCCCTGCCGCCACAGCGATATTAGCGCCAGCCGAATTTCGTTGCGCTGCTACTTGAAAGGCGTAATTTGCGTCAGGCATGGCGTTGGTTATATTTACTTGGTAATCGCCAGTGGCAAAATCCGTAATGCTGGAAACATTGCCGCTAGCGCGGATTGCCACCGTCCCCGTGCCATTAAAATTCACCCAAGCCCGGCAACCATACGCAGTAGCAACAGAGCCGTAGCCGGAGTTAAATAACAAATTGCCGCTGCTGTCGATACGCATGCGTTCGGTGCCGCCCGTGGTTAAGGCAACAGTATCAGCGGTTGGGAAAAATACACCCGTGTTGGTGTCGCCCGTGGAGTAAATTGAAGGCGCTGAAGCAGAACCTACTGGTACCTCATTAACAAGCCCGGACATATTTACCGTGCCAGTGGCAGCAGGGATGGTGACTGTGAAATCACTCGCCGTGCTGGGCGTGGTCAGGGTGACGCTGCCGCCACCTGTGGAGTTAAGCTTTACGGGCATATCACACCACCGTCCAAGTTGAGCCTGAAGGAACGGTCACAGTCGCGCCGCTCGCCACAGTGATTGGTCCAAACGAACCGGCATTCTGACCGGCAGGAATTGAATAGCTGGTATTCACGGTCTGACCATTCAGATAGAACATCTGATCCGCGCCGCCACCCGTGGCGCCACCGCCAATGGAACCCCATGCGGTGCCATTGTAGCCCTCAAAGCTGGTGGTGCTACTATTGAACCGCAAATAGCCCGTGGCGCCGGTAGGGCGCTCACCAGTGGTTCCCACAGGTACAAGCATAGCATCAGTAGCAGCAATAGAGAATTTGACGCTCAGCGTAGCAGTGCCGATACCAACCCGATCCGTAGAAGCGTCCACGAAAAACAGATTGGCATCGTTGTCACCCTCGATGCGGGTATCCTTATCAGCACCAGCATCATTGATAACTACGGCACCGTTAAGGGTGCTATCACCCGTGACCTGCAAAGTCCCGGTTAGCCCGAATGTACCGGTAGCAGAGGCGTTATTAACCTCCAGCTTGTCGCTGTTCAGGTTCGTAAAGTTGGTATCTACCTCAGTATTAGTGAGGGGAGACCCTTTACCTGCACGGGTAACGATAGTGGTCATTGGAACCTCGTTATGCCGAGAGGGTCACGGTCCAAGTGATCTGAAGGGTATCGGAAGCACCCTTATTAACCACGGAGAAAACGGTGCGGCAGAGCATAACGCCAGAGCTAGAAGCGTTGAAGATACCCGCTTCAGTCACAGCTCCCGAGGCTTCGCCGGGATCAAACGTGGTAATATAAACGATACTCTCGTCATTTGATCCGGTTCGCGTGGCACTACCGAAAACCTTACGGGAACCGAGTGGGGTTTCCAAGGCGGTATTCCCTGCGGCAGCAGCCGTAGTGCCAGAGCCGAGCCCCATGTGGCTCATAACGCCCTGCGATGTGCCAACCATACGGGCAGTGATATGCCCAAGGCCGGTGTTCACCACTAGGTTCTTAACCTCACGGGTTTCCTTGACTTTACCATCAGCACCCTTGAGGACGATAGTGAGGCGCCCCGTCAAGCCTAACTTCTCAACCGTTCCCATTGCGTCGCTCCTCAAGTAAAGGTACGGAATTCACCCACATAATCCTCAGCAAAGTAGTCAAACGCGCAGTAATCCTGCATTTGCAGGATACCGCTATCTGAAGCTACCGGTTGTTCTATAATAGCAAGCCTAGCTGACAAAGCAACAACATCTGTCAGAGAAGGTGCTTCAGACAGACCCTTAGTAAAGGCCGTTGTTGCGGCATCAGCCAAAGCCGCCAACTCGCTAACAGCCTTTGTATAATCCCTAGTAGCTGTGTCTGATAGGGAAAGAGCCTCGGAAGGCGTCTTACCAACCAAAAGTGCCGAGCTTTCCGAAGCAGTGCTACTATCCGTAAAGGTCTTAAACCTTGTCAGCACGATGTTATCAACAAGTGCGACCGCTTCGGTTAAAACCTTAGTGAAGTTTATATAGAACGGAACAGCAACATATCCGGGCTCTACATAATCCTCAGCAAAATAGTTCTGCCCCTCAGTGATGGAAACCGAATCAGAGGGGGAGACAAACTTGAAGAATTGGCCCAGCGTGGTCCGTATGCGGATATAAGGAACCAACAATGCTGCGCTTATAGTACTAGCCTTGACCGCAGGATTAGCTACTGCGGCCCTTATTATGGCCCTGATACGGACAATGGTAGGGTCTGCCCTCACGCAAACTGATCTCGTATCCTGAACTTCAGGACATCATACACAGTTTGCCGCATGCCGGAGGAAAAGACTATCTCAATCTCACCATCATAATCACCCGGAGTCTGGTTAAGGTCCGAAGACCCCCAAACCACGAAAGCAATACCTTGGGTTGAGGTTGCCCCGGGGATAGTCATAGCCCGGCTAAGCACCACGGTACCCGTAGCCAAGGATTTTAGGTGCAATGTGGCTGTAGCACCGCTCAGGTTGATAGCTGCACCCGTAGCATCGTCAGTCAGGGTAACCTGAATCTGAGGCCCGGTATCGTTCTTAACCAAACGGATGCGGGTATCGGTTATGCGGGGGTCCATGGGTCACTCCTACGCAAACGGTGGGAACCGCACAGACATGGTACCCCGGAACACACCTAGATTGGCCTGAGCCCGAGCCTCACCCATAGTGAAGACGAACTGCTTGGCGTGGTAAGTAGCCAGCTCGCGGTCAGCCCACTCAGTCTTTGGCATCACCAGAAGGTTCTGAAGGGCCGAATGGAGGATTGGCAACTCATACTCGTTAAACACAGATTCATCCATCTCAAGCGCACTGCGAGATGGTTTGAGGGCATAGATCATGCGGAGGCTGTAGGTTACAGCCGCATCAGGCGCAGGTAATACTACATACCGATAGGTATCCACCTGGGCAAGCGACCGAGGTTCAGTCCCATTCTCAGCAATAGCTGTGCTGGTGGTCGAGAGAATCGGCCATTTGGGATAGAGCTTGGTGGCGTTATCTAAGGTTAGAACCTCAAGCGGGGTATCGTTCAGGGTGGCAGATAGGACTGCCTGCACCTGCGTATCATCCGGCTTGTTGAAGGAATACTGATAAACACCCGGGGTCAAGCTAAACGCGGGCTGTTCGTAGCGCCACACCAGAGCACGCTCACAGACGCGAATAGCTGCATCACGAATATACTGCACCACCAGGGGGTAGGGGCATCCTGGGACGCTTGCGCTGACCTTAGCAGACAGCGTGGAGAAAGGGCGAGTGGCCATCAGCGGTTACCCCCGGCAGGTGGGCGCTCATTATCAAGGATAGCTTGTTGCTGGAGGTCAACCCCCAAAGCCTGCGTAAAGGAATCCAAAAACAACTTGGCGCGGTTGGAGTTCACATGCTCATCATCAATCGAGGAAGCAAGGAACACAACGCCATCAACGACCACACCGAGGTAAGTGTCCTTCAGATACAGGATGGTATCGTTAAGAGAATATGTTGTAGGTTCAACCACGTACTCCACGGTAGCCGTCAGATTGGCAATAGGCCGGGGGTAGAGGAAGAACTTGGTAGCGTTCCTCGGATGGCGAATAAAATTGAACGGTATTCCCGCCGGGTCAGACACCCATTGTGGATAAGCCCGTTCAAGAATTTCCCGCTCAACCTCATTCACCGAATTGTAGTTATCTATATAGAAAATCTGAACAAGCCGGTGAGCATCCGATGGTAGGTCCTGAATGACCGTATTACCAGTGAGCGGAACACTTGTGATATTCGTAAACAAAGTCGGACGAAACACCGCCATCCGCTTTAGCGTCTGGTTCACATACCCGACAAGGTCTGTGTCGCTATAGCGATACGGTGATTGTGTATCCTGAAGGAGCTTACGCGCCTCCACGATTACGTCCGAAGGTGTCACGTTGGCAGACCCCTAGAAGCCTCAGCATTGAGGGCTTCATTAGTATAACCCGGTTCTTCTGGGATGTCAGCCGTAAATAAATTCACAGGTTCGGCTTTCTTACGAGTGCGTTTAGCAGACACAGCTTCAATCGCCGCAACCGGGATGAATCGCTCGGGATAAGCCTCCTCCTCAGTCACCTCATACAGAATCGGGTTCTGAGCCAGGATGGGGTCCCACTCAAAAATCCACCCATCCTTACGGCTTTTAAGGTATCGGATAGTCATTCACTTCTTCCTTCCAGAAGGGGTAACGGGCCACGACTGCCGGGCAGGGCCTGTCTTACGCGCCGCCATAGTCTGCTTCTGTGAGGAAGTCATCTTAGCGGCTGCGGCCTTTGGCCTGCAAGCAGGATACCCGCGAGTATCCTTGGCACCGGATCGACCACATGGCTTCCCGGTCTTTACATCAACCCACTTCTCACCAAACCACTTACCGAGACCGCCCTTAGCCACGTTTGGATACCCGGTTGTCCGAGCCTCCCCACGTACCGCCGCGCTTCTTGTACTCCTTCGCAGCCCACGCATTAGCATAGGCGCTCGGGTACACCTTGAACTTAGCCTTGGCCTCAGCCTTCACGCGAGACCAAAGGGAGGGGTTCTTGGGGATCGACGCGGCCATCAGCAATTCCAAGCCCGCAGGCTCTTATTGATACGGCTGTTGGGATCATTGGCCGTCTTGGCGCTGGTCAGCTTCTTCTTCATCCCTTTCATCCGGGCACAGAAGCTGTCGCGGCGAGGACCGCCTTCGGGTTGAGGGGCCTTCAACCCTGGCTTACCTGGGTTGGCCTTGTTGTAGGAAGCGCGCCCCTTGGCGTTCAGACCGCCCTCCGGGTTCTTACCTTCCTTACGCTGCCATGCAGGGGTCTTGGCCATTAAGCGATCCTCTCGACCACGACGATTGCGGGGGGAGTAGAGGGAATCGCAGGTGTCACACCCGGGCTCGCCGCCACGGCAGCGACGTAGTGTAACGTCACGTCGATATCTTCCGGGTACCAGTACATCTCTACATAGTCATTAGCAGCCACGGTTTCAAAAATTTCATATGCTAGTAAGTAAGTACCGCCATCAGTGAGCTTTGGTATAACTGCCCGAGCACCCGTAGCGGCAATATTAGTGCCGTTCTTAGCAAACCACACCGTTACATCATGGTCGTTACTATCAGCATTGCGAAGTTGGAGGCTCGCATTGAACCGATACGTGCCCGCTACGGCTAGCGTGATGCGACTGTTACTGGCAACAGTGATACCGGCGCCTGTCACGGCGGCGGTCGCCCACTTGACCGCCGTGCGGTCTGTAGTGCTGCCAGTCTGATCAGTAGTCCCCGCATCGTAGAACGAGGCATAGGCCCGATTGGTGACGGTGTTGAACGGCACGGTGCCGGAGGTGATGGCCACCTTAGGCAGGATGATGGAACCGGTGCCCTTCGGCGTGAGCGTGATGTCGATGTTGGTATCGGTCCCATCCGCCGTTAGCGTTGTGCCCGTCGCATCAAGGTGCGCCGCAGCGTTGACCGTGCTGACCGTGGTACCAGAGATCGTCGTGAACTGAGCCGTGGGGATCACCACCGCGCCAGTGCCGTTGGGGGTGATGTTGATGTTGCCGTTGGTGTCGGTTGAGGAGATCGTGTTGCCATCAAACTTCAGATTATCAACAGACGCAGAACCTGTACCAACCTTGAGGGCTGTGGCCACGCCCGTGGCGCTATAGACCACTTTCTCAGATGCCGCTGGACCCCCATCAACATGAAGGAGCTGGCTGTAAGTATCCTTGATCTTACTACCAGTCAGGTTTGTGGGCATCACGTAGCTCCTGAGTAAAAAGGAGAATAGGGGCCTAAGCCCCTATTCATTAAGACACGGTTGCGCTGAACGGCGTAGCTTCAGAACCGGTAGCGATAACAGTGCCAGTGACGCTGAAATAACCAGCAGCCACATCAACAATGTTGATACGCTCACCAATCTTCACCGAGCCGGTCGTGGTGCGGTTCAATGTAATCGTATCGCTCGCAGCCACGGTGCCAAATGTCGTGGCAGTGCCATCGGCATTATCAACCACGGTCAACGACCCAGACAACACATCGGTCGCATTGGCCACCTTGATCACATGGCTGTTGCTGGTAGCAAGAGCCTTGGTCACAAAGGTGTACACGTTACCCGTACCGGTTGCCGCAGGAAGCGTCACAGTGGAACCTGTAGCGGTATCCAAAGCGATGATCTTCCCGGCATGGGAGGCAGCGGTCACAGTCAAAGTTGAACCGGCGGAAACCGGAACAGCAATGCTGGTAACCGTACCAACCACGAGGCTATCAACCTTCGCTTCAATAGCGCGTAGGTTAGACTGCGTAATACCCGTATAGAGAGCCATGATCTATCTCCTGTTGGAGATGGGGGCCGAAGCCCCCACCGGGTTATGCGCTTGGGATGCTACCCTGATCGGCGCCCATGTCGATCACAGCAAGCTGAATCTTCACGCGGGCCGTATCAACGCTGTTGCTGTTCATGGTCAGCAGCACGTTGGTAGCAGCCGTAGCAAGATAAGCCGCCGTATCAGCATAGCCGCCAACAGCACCAGCCGTGCCATTCAGATCGAACCCGTCGATCCAGAAGTCGGTGGTACCGCCGCCGATACCAACATCAATGTTGGCAGCAGCGCCCTCAGCCTTCACAAGCACCGCAGAGCCGTTCAGAACGAACGTACCCTTCGGCAGCGTGCAAAGAACCAGGGTGTCGGTAGAGGCCAGTGCAGCCACACCCGCCGCCGAACGCGCAGCCGCAATCTTAGCAAAGTCGAGATCAATCTCAACTACCGTGAAGCGGTTGGTGTAGGTGGACGGGTAGGCTGTGGAGCCCTTATTAAAACCGTAGGAGTCAGTAAATGCGGTCATGTCGGTGCTCCTTAGGCGAAGGTCACAACGGCCTGGGACAAGGCTTCAGGCTTCACAACCTTATAGCCATAGACCTGGAGGCCACGGATGATGTCACCGAAGGTCGTTTCGGAGCGGATCGATTCCATCTCAGTCATCTGAGAAGCAAACGTCAGACCCATCTTCGTACCAGCGATGATGTTGTACTTCCCGCCAGTGTCAACCTTTAGGTTATGGCTGACATACAGCGTGAAGCGATCCACCATGCCAAGGCGACCATTGCGGATCACGGAAATACTGTCACCAACAAGAGAAGCATCCTTCAGCTCGGACTTCTTGATCAGACCGGCCATGCGGGCCGGAATTACCAGGAAGCGACCAGCTTCAGGGCAGTTAGCTTCATCAAGCACGGTGCCCATATCCACAATCAGATCGAGCACGGAAGCAGTGCCACCAGCGCCATCCTTAGACACAGACAGCGGAGAAGCGGTCGTGCCGAGGTTGAACGCGGAAGACACCGCACCAGCGGTGGCGCCCTTGTTACCAGACGCAATGTCCGGCAGCATGTCGGTCAGAACGCGCTGGTCGATCTTGATCTTCATCTGCTCAGAAGCATCCTTGGACCACAGGTCCATCAGCTTCACATCAGACTGAACGCGATCAATATCATCCTCAACGCAAGCGAAGTATTCGCCCTTGTCGATAACCAACTGGAGCTTCGGCTTGTCGGGGTTTTCCACGACAAGATTTTGCCCCTTGACGTAATCGCGGATCGTGATGTTCGGGGTCGTACGGATATTCACCGTATCACCCTGATTACGAATCTCGCCTTCGTAGTCAGTGTTGGAAATCGCCGCGAGGACCGTGGCGTCATAGAAGTTTTCGATCAGTTTGCCGGACCAAATCTCAGGGATGAAATTCCCCGAGTAGTTGGGACGGCCAGGAGCAACAGGGAAGCTCATAGCTTATCTCCATTTAACCATTTGCGACAATGCGATTCTCCCGCTGTGCGGAAAAGATATCGCGCTCGATACGGTCGCGTTCAGATTCCTTACCCCGATAAACACCCTTACGAACATCATCAAAGAACTTGGCGATATCCTTATGGGAATAGGTCTTCGATGCTTGTGTAGAGGGGACACTGCCCCCGCGACTACGCCCCGGAGCTACCTGCTTATCGAGTTGGGAATCCACTACGCCCCGATTTGGTTGAGCAACAGATCGACCATTTGAACCTTCCCAGGCAGTGAAGAAAGCAGCAACACGGCGCACATCGAGGTTACGCTGAGCATCATCAAGGTAGGTCTGCCGGGTAAGCCCGGTCAGAGGATCAACCTCAAGCAGCCAACTATGGAAGTCTTGGCTGGCGTTAATATCACGCCATTCAGGGACCACCGTAGCTAGTTCGCTCCAAAAAGCCTGCTCAGCCGTTACAGCCTGACGTTGAGCGACCTGCTCAACACGAGGAACTACATTGGTCTGCAACTGGCGAACCACTTGCTCCAACTCGGCAACCCGGCGGTTAGCCGCCGAAACCTCCTCACGAGTCACACGACGCATGACTTCGATGGAGTCGCCATAATCCTCGACATCCTTATCAGTCACCAACCGCTCAGCCTGAGCATAAGTGGTCGGAGCCGGTGCGGATAACGTAGATAGTAACTGCTCTAGTTGTGCAACCCTATTACTAAGCTGCTGATTTTCTGTCCTAAAGCGGGCAGTATCAGCATTATACATACCCTGAAGGGTGCGATAACGCTGTTCAGCAGTGCTGTCGTCGCTACTGGTGTCGGATCGCCTTTGCTCGTTAGGCGCCGACTCGGGTGCAGTATTAGCTTCACTGTCGGCTTGCCCAGCCTGTACGCCGGTCGCACCCGTAGTCTCATCCGCAGGAGCGGGAGCCTCGTTGGTGTTACCTTCAGCATACATCTTTGCAATAGCCTCAGATTGCCGTCTAACCTGCTCAGGAATGGTCACAGAACGCTCCTCATCGGTGTGCGTGGTTAAATGGCCGCTACCCCTTCCGAGGTTGTGCCGCCATATCGGGTGAATCCTGTACTAACTTGCATAGCTCTGTCAACACCTGACACCTCCCCTGCGCGATACCGACATTAGCAGGAGATGTGAACAATAACTGGTCCATCTCCTTCTGCCGCCACTCTTGCAGCCAAGGGGCTATGGTGTTGCTCATCCTAGCAAGCGCCAGAATAATGTCCTGGGGAGGACGGGTCATACAGCCACCCCAGTATTCCTATTAGCCACCAGATTCATCTGGGGCTGACCGCCGCCACCCTGAGGGGCTTGCGGTTGTTGCTGTTGCTGCGGTGCAGCAATCTGAGCCTGCGCCTTCGCACGGGTCTCAAAATCAAGGGTCTCACGCGATGGGACAATATCATCCACCGGCATCTGAAGCCCTTTGGCAATCTCCCGCAGGATCGCGGCTCGACCATCAACCCCAATGATCTCAAGGTCCACGGGATTAGCTGTCGCGTTGAGGAACTCCACGCGCCGAGCGTTGACAGTCTCGCGTACAGCCAGATTGACAGCACCACGGGGTATGATCTCCGCATCACCCTTGATGGTCTCGTCAGGATCATAGCGCATATTATAGACAAACTGACGTTTAACTACTTGTTTTGTAACGTCATTATCAATGTGCATGACCACCTGACGGATACCCTTACCGGCAGAACCCATCAGCATAGACAAACCGGAGGCAGTGCGCCCAGCGCCGCGTACATCCACATCCCCGTAGATATAAGCTGGGATACCCGAATGATCATCAGCCAAGCGACTAAACCGCTCATACACAGCCATCAGGGTGTTGGCATTGTCGTTAGGCTGATTGAACCGTACCGCTGGAGCCGAAGAACCCAGGGGATCATTCAGCGTCTGCCAAATCTTCCACGGGTACATCTGAGTGATGTCTTCGTTGGGCGGGATGCGGTCAAGATTAACCTCAACCTGCGGGCCAGATGCCACGGCCATATTATTAACGAGAGCCCGCGCTGACGCATTACAGATATTCTGTAAATCTTCGATAATCTCAGGGATTCCGCGACCCCAAAATGCGCCCGGAGTCTTGATAAAAGAAGTCTTAGCATAGGGCTTCTCACCCAGCGGATCATAGTTCAGCACAGCCTTGACTACGTAGTTACCTACCAGCCAAACATTTGCGTCATACTCACGGGCCTCATCCGGCACCTCAACAGCGTCCATGCCCCACTCACGGAGCATCTTGCCGCTGACCTTGCCCCAGAACTCAAGGGCATCAAACAGGTCAGTTGGGCGCATCTCGGTGTAGTATTTACGCTCCTCCTCCTCACGCTGCATCTCAATGGTATCAGACACCCAGGACTGACCCGGGCCTTCCTCCAACACCTTGCGGATAGCGCCGTCATCATACCCCGGCACCCCAATGAGATCAGCCAGAGCGGTGCGGCTGAGGCGATGATGCTCAAAGATATACCCATCATTGAGCCGTGTAATGCCCGGCTCAGGATAGATATTGAACGGATCAACCCGCTCAAACTCAGGCGCCAGTCGCTCACTAGCCTCGACTATGGTGCGCCCATCAGGACCCTTGATCCAACCCAGATGCCGCTGACGGCGTACAATCGGCCCCTTTATGAAGGCACACGGGAAGGTCACCAGATCGGTTAGAAACTCATTGAACGCATCGGCCCAGCCGCCTTGAGCAAACTGATCGTCAATGCGAATTTTCATCTTATCAATACGATTCTGCGCTTCCTGAAGCATACGGAATCGAAGCTGTTGGGCCACCATCTCGCGTAGCCCAATCATCTGCTCCTTGTTAGGAGCCTGACCCGACTGTTGGATCATAGCCATTACCTGCTCGGCAAAGGCTTCTTGAATCTCAACATCACGTTCAGGGGACAGATCAGGAATAGGCGTAGGTTGAATATCCCACGGAGGAGTACCTGTATCCATGAGGATATCACGCAGCCAGCTTTCAGCCGCACGACACTTCACTTCAGTCAGCATCATATAAACTTCAGAGCCGCCCTGATTGCGAATGGCTTGGAGCTTATCTGCTTCATACTCGCCGTTGCGCTGCCGCAAGGCTTTAAGCATGGAGTTATTGATGGGCTCTTTGGCGATACGCGCCGCGTCCCAGCATTCCTTGATAAACGCCGCTAGGCCAATAATCAAATCGCTGTTCTGCCTAGCCTGAACCTCAGCATCCATGCGCTCACGCTCAACGCGATCAATCTCAGTATTGCTGACAACGCGAAGTATGGAGAGCCCTGGCATGGATTACACGCTGCTCGCAGGGCCG